GCGTGGTAAATAGTGATTTCTCTCGGTAACACGCCCTGAATAGAAGTAAAAGATACTCTCCGCTCGGTTTGAGGTGGTAGATACCCTCTGTATCATACTGTTTGAACTCCTCCGGCATATTTTCCACTCTCACTGATAAAACCAACATCAATTTTGCTTGGGGGTCTATTACTGTCGTGCAGTTCAATTTCTTGTAGAGTTTGTTGAATTTGATAGTTGGATTTTTCATGGCTTTATCCTAACTGAGAAATCAATGACTGTCAAAAGTTTTATTAAGTTTTGTTTTGACATAAACAGTGTATATCGTATAAGCAAAGAGACGACCTAATAAAAGTCGCCTCGATTTGTGTACACATTGACGCATTACTGCTCTGGTTGCCACACCTGAGCTATATCCCGTCACTTGGCTTCTAGAAAAGCGGAATAATTATAAAGAAAAGAGAGTCTGTAATCAAGCTCCCTTTTCCCCTCATTCCTATGAAAAATGTTCTCGTACTTATTTTGTTTGCAGATATTTCTTGTAAGCTGCCAAGAGTTCATCCCTCTTTAGCAACGCCCCGATAACAATTTTTGCCGTCTGTGCTCGAGTCATTTGTTCTGCCGGTCTCCATGTTTTGTCATCGAATCCTCTCATTACTCCTGTGTCGATCATTGCTTTTGCATAATTTGTGAACCACTCTTTGTCTGGAATATCTGTAAAATCTCCGATCTCAGTAGGGATATTGCTTGGAATTTCTGGCGGAATTTCTGCCTTTGCGATCATTCCTGTATTTCTAAACTCCTGAACTTGTCCAATAAGATTGCCCGGACAAACCGTGTAATTTGCAAAGTCGCTCCATTGACCATACTTCAATGCTAGGCTTCTCCCCTTCAATTCCTTGTGTCCGTAAACATCCTTTGCTGCTGCTGGAAATTCTGGGTGTTGTGTAGTGAGTTCTTTCAGTAAACTGTTTAAAGCCTCTAGCTGAGCTTGGCTTGGGTCTTGTCTTGTAAGGTCTCCATGCAATGCTATTCCAAGAGAAATATCATTTGCATTTGTTGCCTGCCAAGTTATGTCCTCGAGATCATTGCAGAAATAAATCTTTCCACTTCTCCCGATAGTGAAGTGATAAGAAAGTGTAGGGGCATAAGCTGGTTTTAAAGAGCTTCCCCAATTTTTATTGATGTGATACTGAGCCATGCTATTATTCTTGGCATTCTCATCATATACATCTGGTAAAATCCCTCCGGCTGTGTGGTGTACTGCTATAAGTTTGACTTTCTTGATAGCTCTACGCCTCCATGCTCGTGAGGGTTTGTCAGATTGTGGTAGTTCGTTTCTAACATCGACTACATCGATTGTTTTGAATTCCATAATAAGATTTTTTAAGTGCTACTTTGCAGGAGTAACCGGTGGAGCTGGTACTTCTGTAGAAACCTGATTTACAACAGTGCTTAATACAGGAGTTTTCTTCATTTCTTTTGCGAAGTTTACAAAACCAGTAACACTCAATCCTTCAACAAGTCCTAAAATTCCGTTTGTAACCGTTGGAGGTGCTACCGCCAAAGAAAGTGCTATACCTAACAACCCTGCTATTAGTGGCAAAAATCTACTTGAGACTCCAAGCATTTTTGCTATCTGAGTCACTCCGATGACTCCGAATCCTACTAAAATTAGATGTTCCATAATGTGTGAGTTAATAAATTCTTATCGAAGGACAGAATGGACATTCTATCCTCGCACAAAACTTTATTGAGCTGGTGCTGTCTCGGCAGGTTTTTCAACCGCCTCAGCAGGTGCAGCAGGTTCAGCCGGAGCTTCAACTTCTGCGTCAGCTTCGTCCTCTTGTTCGCCAACGGGCGGTACTGCTTCAAAAACAGTATCATAAACAAGAGTAAAAGGGTGTCCGTTGTATTTAACAACAGAGCCAGACTCTAAGACAATTTTCACTGTCTCCGGAGCTGTTTTTTCCTCAGACTGTTCGTCTTTGGATTCCTCGTTTTGAGGTGTTTCTTCTTCTCCCATAGGATAAAAGGTTAGGTGATATTTTTAGAATTTTGTATTTCTTCGTAAGTTTTTTCGAAGATCGGAAGCCATTGCTCTTTTACTATCTTTTCCCAAGTGTTTTGTAGTACCCAATCGTAAGCAGCACTCACCTTGTCCAGCACTTCCGGCTTGCTTTTATTCTCCCATACATACAGCATTTTTTCAACCATCTGATCTACGTCTGTAAGTGGTCGTGGTGGGTCATCTACTAATTCAGGCAGTTGAATATGACAAGATGGTCCTACTCCACTATCTACCAAAAATCCTCTTTCTTCGTTTATTCCAATAATCTCTGTGAGACTTGAATTATTCGGGAAAATTACGGGAACTTTACAACCCATCGCTTCCGTAATACTAAGTCCCCATCCTTCACCAAGAGTCGTGCTCACGCACATGTTGGCTATGTTGTAGGCTTGATTTACTTCTTCGATAGGTGCTCCCTTGAAAGCGTCTTTTCCAGTAGGGAGTTTTGGGAAGATAATATCGCCGTCCTCTAGCCCATAATATTTTGCTCTGTTTTTTATGCTTCCTCCAATATCATTTTCTTTGCAGAAAAGGAATAAAATTGAATTTGGGACTTTCTTTTTGAATCCTGCATAAGCCTCGAGTGTTCGTGCCAAATCTTTTCGTCCCTGATTTCTATTGACATTCAACACTACACATGCGTCTTCTGGGATTCTTAGACTTGCTCTTATGTTCTTTTTCTGCTCCCCGTTCAACGGGTAAAAGTCTTTTGTGTTTGTACCGTGATTGATAACCTCAAGTCTATCTTTTAATTCTGGACATTTTTTAAGAACCTCTCTTTTCCCGAACTCAGTATAAACAACTGGACGATCAAAAAACTTCGGTGTCTCAGCCCATCGGTGACTAATATTTGCTGCGTCAACGGGGAAGTAAAAAATACTCCTGAAATTTCTATTCATTCGAGTTTTAAGATTGATTAGTTTGTCGACAAAATCCTGTACAACGTAAGGGTCTTGCACACTCCAAAAAATATCAAACTCATTTTCAAACATATATTTTGCTAACTTCTCACGCCCGAACATGTCTGTTTTAAAGCCTTGCTTTTCGTCTTCTGGCGAAACATAGGCTGCCGGCAATATTTCGTAAGGCACTGCTGGTTTTATAAATCTACCGAACTCATCTACCTCAAAATGGTGATTGATTCCCCAAACCGTGATCTCAAATTTTCCTGTTTTATAAAGCTCTCCAAGTATATTTCTTGCAACTTGTCCGAAACCTGAAAAACAGACCGGAGAGTCACAATACGCTAGAAGTCGAATCTTTTTTGGTTTTGTTTGTAGATTTTCCATAGATTTTAGTTGTTATTAGTTTATTAAAGTTTATTCTAATTGTCAATCTTTTGCAACTGAATTTTTAATTTCTCAATATGCCTGATTGCCATGTTCTTGTTTACTGGCTTTTTTTCGAACACACTTTTGTATCTTCTGTCGCAACTTTTCACTGCTTTGTTTTGAGCATATGCCATAACGAGACCGTGATACCTGCATGTGACTACTTTTGTGCAATCAGTAATTATTCTACAAGCCTCCTCTGGGGTAACGTCTAAAAATTCATTTAGTCCCCTAGAGCTATTTATTTTTGCTGCAAGCGTCATGCCTAAGTCTTGTTCTTCCCTTGCCATAGTCAAAATAAGCCTTTTCTTCCCCATGTGTGCGTGCTCTTTCCATTGCTGTTGAAACTCCTGACTTTGACCGTCTGTCTTTGTCGGAATAAAAACAACATGATCGGCTCTATGATCGAAGAAATGATATTTTGATGGTTGCATTAAATACACCAAATCTGGGTAGTATTCTACGTTTGCTTCTGGTGCTATCTGCTTGATGATCTCAGCGTCCTTAGTTCCCCTTACAGTAACGATGTCTGCTTTATTCAAGTACGGTCTCCATCTTTCCATTTGCTTCCACCATTCGCCTACTTGCGAAAAATCTCCAACTTTCATCATCGGTTGAACTCCGCAAGAAATAAAAGAAAAAGGTTTTCCTGCCTCTATAGCGGTTTGAAGATACTGAGACATGTAATTGAAATGTGGAGTTTTGTTATCGTAAATCAAGCCTCCTCCGCCAATAACGACGTAATCAGCAATTCTTACTAAAGCTGGGTCTGGGTATGGATGTGTGAAGATCAACTCGAAGTCTTCACCTAAAAATTTTTCAAATAGAGTTTTGTATGCGTTGTCTCCAAGATTAAAATATCCTGACGCTCCGCAAAATAATATTTTTTTCATAGTGGGTTTATTTAATAGATTCTTTTATCTTTATAATTTCTTAATATATATTTTCTATAGGTAGCAAATAGTGAAAAGTTATTGTTGAGCTTTCTGTATTTTACTTGTTCTGGTTTTACCCTTAGTTAATGAGGTAAATTAGCTTTTTTGAGTAGGGATTATGTTCTCTCCTTGCACTGGCTCTTTAGTTTTTGGTTTACCATACTTATCTTCCTCGTGTCCTAGATATTGGCAAAGCCTTTCACTCACCCACTTAGGCAAACTTACTCCTAATTGATGTGTGTTTTCTATTATACTCAAAACCTCCGTTACAGCCAAATATACAACGATAAAATCCTCTACCCACACAAGGATGTCTTGAAGCCGTGTAAGCTGATGTGCTGCAATTATCAATGTGAAGTATAGGATTAGCTTGTACGCCGTTCCTTTGAAGCCCTTAGAGCTTAGGTTTCGATTTTTTACGCCCTTCATCACACCGGTCACGGTATCAAGTATCACCAATATGAACAAAACCTCATAGGCGAGCATATTCTGTCCAATAGCACTAGTGATCGCAACAATGATAGCCGAGTAGACCGACTTGATCGAAAGCGACTGTACGAGCGATTGTAGCTTCAAAATTATTGGATTTATTGTCATAGGTTTATTTAAAGACTTTAGACCTTTGCTTTTTCAGGCACTTTCTCGCTCTTTTTTTTAGTTTCTTCGTCCCATAATTCAGTCTTACTCATCTCACCCGTTTTATTGTCATAAACTTCTTTTGTTTTTGGGTCATAGGCTACTTCCATATCTTCATCCCAAGAAAGTTTCTTTTTATCAACAAAATCAGGTTGTTTTTTCTTTTTTAGAAGAACGATTGGCTTACCATTACTATCCTTCACAATCCGTAAAGCACAAGTAGAATGAAGCGGATTTTCTACCTCAACATAAGGAAATTTTGACAAAGATTCTTCGCCATCGCTCATCCCTATAATCTTTAAAGTTTTTGGATGATAAAAAATTTTCCTGTGTATTTCTGAGTGTCCCATATTATATATTTGTTAATTGATTTACATATAGTTGCCCGTCAGCTCCTTTGTTACCAGCGACACCTAAAGCTCCTGTTCCGCTTTGAGTACCAGCAGTCCCACCAACTCCACCTAAATTATTAACTGTGTATGTTCCACTTAATATTCCCATACAGATCATAATAATATCAGCACCTCGTCCACCATCTCCACCAGTTCCACCAGCACCATTAGTAGCAGGTCCATTACCACCTCCACCACCAATACCTCCTTGAGCATTGAGAGTCATGCCGTTCAAATTCATAGTGCCACCAACTTGTAGTAAGAATGCAGTAGACCCCGTAATTCCATTTCCACCTCTACCTCCTTTTCCTCCTACAGAAGCACCGTTTCCACCAGCACCTCCTAGACCACCAGTTCGACCATCTCCACCTGCACCACCATCACCAGCAGCATTACCAGCTCCGCCAACAGCACCAGCTCCACCTTGACCACCTACACCATGTATTCCCTTTCCACCTGTTCCTCCTGTAGCGGAAGGATTACCACCTCCACCAGTACCTCCTAGTCCTCCGTCTGTATATCCATCTCCTCCATTTCCTGCCCATCCTCCGGCAACTGCGGGAGCAGAAGCCGAACTTCCACCTCCATTGCCTCCATATCCTCCATTACCTCCTGTTTCACCAGAATTTCCTCCATTACCTCCACCACCTCCATGACCATTTCCTGAACCAGTACCAGCACCAGCACCTCCATATCCTCCATTACCACTTGCTCTACCTCCACCACCTCCGCCTCCGCCCGGACCATCATTTCCACCACCACCAGCTCCACCATAACCTCCATTATCATTGATCGTAGTTTGTCCAGCAGTTCCAACTCCTAAATTTCCACCTCCACCTCCACCGCCACCACCTCCGACAGTTCCATCTCCACCAGAACCGGGGTCGCCAACAGTGCTCAATATTCCACCTGCACCACCAACACCCGGAGTACCAGAAGGGTCGGTAGCGTCACCTCCATCTCCACCTGCACCACCACTCGCTGCTAAACCACCAGTTCCTTCTTTCGAAGGGATAAAACTTTGACCTTCACTAGTGGTTAAATTGAATCTTTCAGTTATTGCACGGAATTGATCTGAAATTGCATTTCTAAGTTCTACAGTTCCAGCAATAACGCAATTCCCAAGACAATTCACTAAGGCGATACCATCGTCTCCTGTGAATTCAAGCGTACCTCCTGAGATATTTATTGAGCTAAAATTATATATTCTTCCTAATTCCAAATAAGTAGTTCCGGACGATATAACCAAAGGTCCATCTACGCCAGTTCCACCGAATGCAATCGGAATTTTTGAGTCAATGTCAATATCAAGTTCTGTAGTAGATTTTGCTACTCCAACACGAACACCAGACGTAGGCTCAATCGTAAGAAGACCATCTTCGCCTATGTAATAAACTTCGCCCGGAGTCAAACCTGTTTGGCTATCAATCACACCTTTACTTCTCACGGCTACAGTTTCAGTTGTCGCAACAGTTGAAACAGCAAAGCCGATTATTCCTGCAACATTATTGTAAACTTGATATACCTCAGAATGTCCAAGACTTGAATCTCCGTCATCTCTATAAAGTACGATGGTTTTATTTTTACTAGAAAGTTTTGCTATCACGGTATATGAACAAGTATTGTCGTCGTTAATCGTGCTCGCAATAATATCAGTAGAAACTACGTTTGCACTTATTGTAAGAGCTTTGATCTTACCTTTACTTGTTGAACTTTCTTCAAATGCACAATACGCAATTCCAGTATCAATTACCGCACAAGAGCAGTAATTTGATGTCGAATCAGCAACATTCAAAGTGTCTCCGTCATAACTCAACGTCAATCCAGCAATGTTCGCTATTCTTGCCTCGCAACCATCAGAATCATTCCATACAGCAAGAATTTTACCATCTTCTATATAATCAGAATCAAAATAGTTTGAAGCACTCTCACTAATATCAACGGGAGTTGCAGCAGAAACAGAAGTACCAGTCGCTACAAGTATACAACCTTTACCAATATTTGAATCACCTTCATCCCTATAAAATACAACGGCTTTATCTGTCTCAGCTTTTGACACAGAAATGTAAGATGTTGCACCGGTCTCAAATTCTTCCTCTGCACCAAATACACCTATTGTAGTTCCTGAAATTGTTGCTGCTTTTGAAGTACCTTTATTTGAGTCACCAGCGTCTCTATAGCAAGCAATAATTTTATCAGTATCTACGGCGGCAACATCAAAATAATTTGTTGTAGCAACAGCCAGAACAACAGTAGCAGCACCAAGAGCAGGCGTTGTGTCAGTGATAGAAACAACCTTTGTTTCCAAATTATTATTTGTATCATCGTAATAAATAACAACAGCTTTATCGTCTTCGAGACGAGTCAACCTACCGTTTGCTGTAGTTGCAGCAGAAGATACTAAAACAGCATGAGCCGTGTCCCAAATAGTGTTTTTATCTGAGTCAACAGTACCAACAATAAGATAATTCTGAGTACCAAATCCATATATACCCAAAACTTTATTTTCTCCTATGTTAATAACGTCATAAGGCACAGAAGTTCCACTCTTGAACGTATCTTCATCGCCCGGATTTCCTAGTCCAGAAATAATCAATGGCTCAACCTCATCATCAACCGCAGTTTTTGAGATTGGCTTTCCTGATGTAGCACCATCAAGAGACGTATAATCTGTATCAATTTTCGCACTTGCAAGCTGAGACAAAACATAGGCTTTTGTAACCAGTGCAAGAGAGTCCGCAGGTGTTCCCGAAGGTCCAAGCGGAGATTGTAAAAATGTTTTAATTCCATCAATATCTTCATCATAATCACCAAGAGAAACGGTAGATTTAATCCGCACTTTTGGTCTTTCGTCAGCAACATCGACTGGATTTACTTCTGTAGCTCCATTCGGCACTGTAATATCCGCAAGACGGACAAAAGAATCACTGCCTATCGCTGCCTGAATAGCACTATCACTTAAAGCGACTGCACCACTTCCAACAAGAACTTCAACAACCCCGATATTATCTGCCGAAGCATTAGGGGCTACATCTACATCTATTCTTGCGATCACTGCGTCAACTCGATCTAAACCGGATGAATTCGCTGTGACTGCATAATTGGTCGCTCCTGTTAATTCGAATCTTTCTTTATAAGCCATTCCCGAAACAGTCACTCCCATATAACATCTTCCTCCACTTACGGTGACACCCATAGCAAGAGGACTTTGTGGCTGTACGCCTAAATCAGAATAATCTCCGTAAGAATCTGCAATACCATCTTCTAAAAAATCTGTAATAAAGGCTGCAAAATCTTCGGCGTTCCAATAGCGACCTGAGCCATTTCTTCTTACTACTTTTGTATCTGCCATAAGTTTTTGGGGTTATTATTTTTGGAGGTCGGAGATTCGCTTATCCATATTCGCTATTCTCTCGAAAAAGTCTTCCCTCGTCAACGAATTACTCCCAAGCTCCACTGTCATTTTTGCTTCTTGTCCGCTATTTGTTACGTTGTAATTCTTTCTTACGACTCGGTAGTTTTCGTCAATATCAACGAATCCGTACTCTAGTCTAATTTTACACAAATCTCCTATACTGTAAAGGCTCTCACTCATTCTGTCTTTCAACGGAATGATTAGAGGATTCTTTCTAGGGTCTTTGTGCTTGTCCAAATAATCCTGTGTAGCTTGATCTAAAGCGTCTTGAGAGGTTATGTCGGGGAAGGTCACAACTTTTTCGAGCTGATCTTTTCCTACCGGCACATCTGATTTTATAGATGTTTTTGCTGGTGATTCTGTATTTTTTCCGATAACATAATTTGCTAAATCCATTCCTTCCTCAGTGTAGTTTGGTTTCTCGATATTTGTTTCTACCATTTTCTTTTCGAGATATTTAAACACAACAGAAGTCGGCAAAGATTCATCGGATTTGTCTTCTCCCACTTGAGAAAGAATCCATATTTTATCATCTTCGTCAACATACAATTCTGCTGATTGAGATTTTACAACACTTTGCAAAGCCTCATAAACTTGAGTATTCTCAAAGTCGAATTCTTCACTTGTAGGAGACATTAAATCTGTCCCTCCGTATGTGAACTCAGTCGCATAAGCAGCGTTCATCACGTCGATAATGTCTTCGAAGGTCGTAATCACGCTTTGATCTGGATAGGTTTTTGTAATATGCCTTCGTTTTAAAAATGCCATCATTGAAGAAAGCACTATCGTCACGTTTGTATCTTCACTTCTGATGTCACTTATATATCCTCTGAATTTTTCGATCTCTCCTTTGTAAATCGAAACTCTATTGTATTTTGAAAAGGTTTCAAGATTTGCTTCAAAATCATCAACTGAGACTCTTGTATTTCCACTGTAAGGCTTATTCAGCAAGATTTGGAAGTCTAGGGAGATGTACCGCCTAAACTTTGCGAGCTGTGTCGTACGAGCCGAATTGTAAACTTTAAGAAAATACATATTTTTTTATTATCGTGGAACTGATAGCCATGTGTCTCTCCATTCGATTGCCACTGAGCCGTCAGGGTCTACATCTGCGGAAGTAAATCTGAGAGTATTATTTCCGGGCATTAAAACTATCCATTGACTCTCATCTGTTTCACTCACCAAAACATTAGTCCCATCGCTCTTTGTTGCAGTACCATTTTTCGTATCAATAACGATTGATTCACCTGCGACAAGAGTTAGGAGAAATTCTTGGTAAATATCTGGGTAGGAATCATTTGTGATTTTTGGATTCACGCATGGTCCGTTTATTGTGATTGTCGGCAATGCTCCGAAATTTCCATCGTTCAAAATATCAACTGTGTTTTCCCACGCACCATCAACACCTAAAAGCATTGGAAGTGCAGCAGGCAAAGAACCTAGCTTATATGATTTGAGCAATGTGTCTGAGTGTAGAATACTTGATAAAATTCTAGGGTCTTCACACCTCAACTCTACGAAAAACCGTCTCATCCTGTGGATGTGCATTTGCTTTTCGATTCGAGGCATTGTGTTTATTTTTGCAGAAATATATTTTGAGCTTTCTCCGGATTTTGTCATAACCAAATTATGATAACCAGTCCTGTCATCTGTAGGCACTGCCGGTATAGAAAAAGCGTCTGTAAATTCCTTGAGCTTTGCGAGCATATCTGATTCGTTCATTGCAACCATTCCGCCTTCAAGCGTGATTATCCTCTTTCCTATAAATGAGTAATAGTCAATGATTCCGTGTTGACCTACGAGCCTGTCTTCTCGATGGATAATTTCGGGGGACGATAAACCACTCACACTTATGAGCGAGATGTAACTTCTAGCTTGTATACTGGCTAGATCATTGAATGTGACTCCGTTGTAAGAAAATTGATAACTAAGCATAATTTTATAGGTAAGGTCTTAATTGATACATGAGAGCTGCACCGGAAATGCCTGTGTTGGCTTCTGCCGGCGTAGTGTTATTGAAATTGATTGTCATATTTTTATCCCCAGCAACCGCAGGCTGCATTTTGCCCGACGTGAGACCTCCATCCGCAAAACCTTTTAATCCATTCCGCATGTTTTCTAGGGCGTTGATGAAACCTGTCGGCTTCAATTTGTTCACCATTTGGGAAGGAATAACATATTCATTTTTGTGGACGAGACCTGCCACGTCGAGCTTTGAGCCTGCACCTGTATATCCACCTTTTGCAAATCCTACAGAAGATTCACCAGGAGTTGAACCGCCTTGACCTGCTTTTCGAGCAGCAGCAGCAATCGCATTATATCGAGCTATCTGAGTTTTTGCATGACCGGCAAGTATAGTTTCCTGTTCTTTAAGATGGGCTTGGAAAGCTACTGTCTCAGCAGCTCTTTGTTCCTCTAGGAAAGTCTGATATTTTACTTCGATCTCCTCTTTTTGTGTTCGAGCGTTTTCTAGGAAAGCCTTAGCTTGATCTAGTTCAGCCTGTTGTCTCTCCTGTTGTACGATTAGATTGTCGAGGTATTCTTGGTTTTCTTCATTCAAAACTCCCTCACGCAAAGTTTTAAGCTCTGAGATAACATCTGCAAGGGCTTTTGGTTTCTTCATTTCAGTATCTTCGAAGAAAGCAGCATTGATCTTGAGTCTTTCCTCAAGGATTGCTTTTTCTTTTTCGAAGTCTTCTTTTGCTTTTGCGATAGGGTCGAGTTCATCTCTCCTTTCGATCTCTGCGATTTCGGCTGCAAGTTCTTTCCTTACATCATTATGTTTTTTCAACATATTCTCCATCTCTGAGATTTCAGCCTGCAATTCCGCAACTCTATCGGTATCATCAGTTTCGCTAAGAGATTTTCGTAAATCTGCGAGCTTTTTTTCCTGAGAATAAATAGCTTTTGCAATATTTTCGCCACCGGTTTTTTCAAGTTTCGCCAAAGAAGCAAGGGTTTTTTCTGAGTCCGCTCTTATGTCAGCGAAAGCCTTTGCCTGTTCTTTTACCAAATCTTTAAGCCTCTCTTGGACTCCTTCGATTCCATCTGCATAATCTTCCCAAAATCCATTCCAACCTTCGGTATCAATAAGCTCGTCAGCACTAGGAAATTCAAAAATATCCTTCACCTCGAAGTCACTTGTTTCGATTGTTGAAATAAGGTCTCCTATTGAGGTGAGATTTTTCTCGAATGTTTCGCCTAGACCAGCTAATATTGCAGTGTCTATCTCCTCTATGAAGGTTTGGAATTTTGAAACGATAGTCTTGATTGATTCATCACCAAGTCCCTCTTTTACAAGAGCCTCATTCCCTTTTTTGAAGATGTCAGCACGCTTTTTAACGTACTTCTCATCAACTCCGGAAAGTTTTACCATCTCATCTTTATAATCATCTGCAACTCCGCCTATGCTTTCTGCAACTTGCTTTCTCATATCCTTCAAACTTTCTGTGATCGTGTCGAACTGTTCTTTGAAGTCGTCACCTAATTTTTCAGCTCCACCACCTCCGCTTGAGCCTTCGAATTTATCAGCTTCCTCAGTCGCTCCGGCAATGCTGACTTCTAGCTCATCGTATGCACTTACAGCGTCATCAATGGCACTTGCGTCTGTCCCGTTAATTGAAGCAACAAGACCTCCTAAAGCCTCTGTGATAGCACCGTCTTCAATCCCGAAGATTTTATCTATTCCGAACTGTGAAGCAACATCATTAAAAAATCCTAAGATATTGTTCATAGCACCGAAGAATAAACCCTTCTTATTTTCCACACCTTGAGCCATTCCTTTTGAAACATTCTCACCTGTAACGATTGCATTGTCTCCCATAGCTTCTCCACCTTTTGCCTGAATCTCAAGACCAGTATTCATTGTTTTTGTAACAACAGCTCCGAAAGAATCTGCTACCACGTCTTTATTCTTTTTGTTTGTGTGAATCATTGCGTTCAAAGACTCAACTGTGAAATCTGCTGCTTGAGAGGCTGCATATTGTTTTTTATTGATAACTCCGGCTGCATAAAGCAACGCTGTTTCTTCACCAATATTTTCAGCTTCTCTAGCCTTTGTCGCCATTTTTATCAATGAAGCGTCAGAGACATCGTGTCCTGCGTCAGCCATCTTCTTCAAAGATTCTGCCGATGTTAGACCTTCCGCAAAGTAGAAAATAAACTTATCTGCAATATCGGCACTTCTCAAATATTCTTCCTCGAGAGCATTCATCATTTCTCGAGTTCTAATTTCGATTTGCTCATCTGTAAGATCAAGAGTTTTATAGGTCTCAGCAAGTCCTTCTTGCCATTGTTCTAAATCGTCTGTTAGCTTAGTCACGTTGTCTTCTGAGCCTTCTGAAAGTTCTTTGAATGATTGGATTGCGTTTTTTGCCATATCATTAAAATCGCTTCTCATTGCTCCCAATCTTTCTGAGGCGAGCTGAGCACCTTCTTCGGTTGTAAGGTCAACTTCCGCAAGCCACTCTCTAAGATCAGCTTCATTCTCTCCCATTGCTGTACCCAGAGTCACAAAATCCTCTTGAACATTTTGGAGAGACTCACTAGCTGCGATAATATCTTCAAAAGTCGCCCAAAAACTATGAGCTGATAATAGCTTTTCTTCTAGGTCTGTTAGAGCTGCATTAAAGTTTCCGATGGTCTCAGTAGAGAATCCATCCATAGCGGTCTTTAAAGTGGCAATACTGTCCTTAATTTCCTCATTTCTCTTGAACCACTTGTAAATAGACACTGCGAGCACTCCGATTGCTGCTGCTGCCAAAAATATAGGGTTTGTAAGCAATCCTATAGAAAAAGCCTTGAATGCTGCGAAAGCTGCTTTTATGCCACCAGTAAGTCCAGTCATCAAGCCTGTTGTGGCACTTAGGGTCACTCCAACACCTGAAAGGGCTGTTCTTGTTCCTGCAACTGCTCCGGCTATTCCATTGACTCCAAGAAGTAACGTATTTGTCCTTAGAGCTGCGTTCAGTAGTGCGAACATAGCAACTACCTTCGTAATCACTCTAAAGGCAGCAAAGGCTACTACAGCTCCTAGAATGACAGGTTTTAGAGCACTTATAAGGTCAACTACAACCTTAATTGCCGGTCCAAGTACGGATAGGAATGCTTTTGCAACATCAAATACCGCTCGAATGATCGGCATTAAAGCCGTGAATAAATCTTTTAAGATTCCAACAAACTCTCTAAAGAAGTTTTGTACGCCTTCATCTGAGGCTAGGTCTCCAAGTAATTCTGCGAATTCTCTAAGAACAGGGGCTAGTTCTTCTCCAATTACCAACTTCAAACTCTCATAGTTTGAGGCTAATAATTTAAGAGAACCTTGCAATGTATCAAGCTGATCTTCTGCAATTTTTGCTGCTGTACCTCCTGATTCTTCAAGAGCTGCGTTTAGATTTTTTACTTCTCCAACATTATCGAAAAGAGTCTTTGCGAGTGAACCATATTCGACTCCAAATAATTCTGCTGAGTCTGCATTTGAAAGCTGTGCTGCTCCGAGAGTTTCCAGTACAGGAATAAGCCCTCTGGTCTCAACATCAACATCTGCTAGGGCAAGATTATATTTCTTGAGTACCTTCATCCCCCCATCCGTAACTTTGGCTGTTTTTGTAAGCACATTTCTCAAGACATTACCAGCTCTTGAGCCATCGAGATTTCTGTCATAAAGAACTCCGAGAGCTGCATTAGCTTCTTCAACGTGAACATTAAAGCCTTCGAATGCTGCACCGGCTATCGAGTAGGATTGATTCAATTTATCGAGTGTCGCCTTCGAACTTGCGATTGTCTTTGTGAATACGTCCGCTAACGCCTCTGACGATTCAAAGCCGAGTCCAAGTGAGGCAAGAGCACCTGTCACTGTCTCAGTGGCAAATTTCAGGTCTGATTGTGTCGCTGCTGCTAGATCAAGAACCGGTTTTAATTCCTTCTCAGTCATATTCGCAACATCATATCCGGCTGAGGCTAGATCGTAGAATGCGGCTGCTGCGTCACTTGCTGCAAACACTGTGGTTTTTCCCAAAGATTTTGAAACATCTTCAATATTCTTTTTTGTCTTGTCGAGTGCGTCTCCGAATGCTCCTGTAACTGAGGCTGCATTTGATACTGATTGTTCGAATTTTCCGAAGGTTGCAAAAACGTCCTTAATTATTAAAATCCCACCTATAGATACGGCGAGTTTCTTAAAAGCTGAACTTAAACCACCTATGGCTTTATCAGCTCCTTTGAGCTTTTTATTGAATCCGTTTACTGATTTTTCAGCCTTATTGAAACCTTGATTTACACCGGTGAACGCCTTTTTTACGTCCTTATTATTAACCTTGAAATCAATCGTTGCTGAACCAATATTTCCCATAATTTCGTTGTAATTAAGCAGTTCCTAATCCAAATTTTTCAGCTACTTTTCCATCTGAAACGTAATCATCTGGAACTATTCGCTTTGTTTTGTCTTCTCTGGATGGGCTTAATTCATCATAGGATTGTAACTTTACATTCTTATCAAAGAGTCCTGCGACGGCTACTCCTATCAAAATTGCCTGTTCTCTATGCTCATCGTACGTCCTGCGACGAATCAGCTCACAGCTATTGTACAACCACAGAAATGTCTTGTCGAGTATGTATTCGTCCTGATAACCGTATTGACTACGAACCAAATCTATCAATTCAAGCAACCAATCTACTGGGTACTCTTTGAAACTGGTCGAATGTTCGCTGCCATCTGACGAATCTGAAAAAAAATTGACTTCACGTCTTCAAGTTGCATGCTCGCATTGATAACTTCTAAAGCATTTGAAACTTTGAATCCGTCTTCTGCAACCTTTAAATCTATACCCAAAATGGCAGAGATCAATTCTGCGATGACTGAATCATCAAGATTTTCCAGTAAAGCAATGACAGCCGAAGCCTCATCACCCTCTTTCAATTTAACATTTCGTGCTTTCGCTATTGCACCTGCTACAACTCGGGTAAGTTTTAAAACTGCCTTCATTGACAGGGGACGGATTTCATATTCTTTTCCGCCATAGCTAACTAGAGATTTTGGTTGTGGGTCTAACACTTCATCGTGTGAAGCCTTGTTTGGAGGTGTTTTTTTTTCTTCTTCTGTAGACATAAGATAGGGGGTTAATTTTATGTGAGAGGGAGGGGACAGATTGTCACCCCCCTCATAATGGATTTATAGGGTTGAGTGGACGCTCAACTTAGGCAGGCTCTTGGTCGATGATTAGACCGAATCTTCGAGCAGCAGTCTCAGTGGTATCAGCAATGAGTTTGAATGCTAAAGGTATCAAAGTCTTTTCACCCTTCCTGAACGCATGTTCAGAGTCAGCTCCGTCTAGTTTGGCAATCCAGAAGATATAGGCACGAATGTACCCTACACTTGAGACTTCACGTTTATCAACGATGAACGCTATCATCCTTTCGGTTGTAGTCTCCGGATCTCCAATACCTTGAGAGTTCTCTGTAGGACTTTCAAGAGCGTCAACAGTGATCGCTCCTGCTTCCCATGCTACGATGAAGTTCTCTAAGCTCGCTTCCGCAAGATTTGCCTCGAGACTCATATTCCAAGAAGTGATAAACTCGTCTATCGCTCCTAGAACTTGGTCTACTTCCCATGTCTCCTTATCGAAGCCACGAGTAAGACTAACTCCTCCGTCAGTTGCACCTAAATCATTCCATCCAGAAGCCAGAATACCTGTGGAAGTGTCTAAGATATCAGACAATTTTGTTGGTTTTGGTTCGACTGAATCTGCGTAGATCAATCTTGCACTACCACCAAAAATGTCATTTTTATCCAAAACTTTTTTTCCTGATTGGCTCATAACAATAATGGGTTTAATGAATTAAATTTCTAGTTTGTTTTATAGTTTTTAGTATAGTGATTCGAAATTGATATTGAAGAATACTTCGGGTTTCCCTGTCACTTCATCAGCAGTATCGAGCAATGAGCCTTCAAGTTCAGCCCAATATGCGATGTTGTTTCCGTCGTCATCCTCTAACTCAAAGTTTTCATTGGTCAGACGATTTGCGACAAGTATTGCTACCTCTCGTGCCTCTTGTAAAGAATCTGCACGGCACAAGAATTTATATCTATAATTCGCTCCTCTCGGGTCTCCTCCGTCCTGCCACATTCCAACTTTGGGGTTGGGTTGCGACTTTGCTTCTCCCTTCTTATCTTTAGGGATTGAGCCGACGTACAAACGAATATCGATTAGATCAGAAATATCATCACTAGCAAGTAGATAATCTCTCAACTTGACTCCAATGTCAACGATTTTTATACTCATAAGTAGTGGGCTATTGTTTCTCCAAACGATTTTACCATCTTATCCTTCGACTTGTCTAACGCTCTTAAAAATATTCCATACCTCTTTTCCAAGTGAATTGCATACTTCACATTCGAACCTCCTTTTATGAAGTTCGGCTTAATAACTTCGTGTATTCCATCTCCTGCTTCGCTTCCTGCTGCTGGTGGATGGGTAAAGCCATCTGAGGTGTTACTATTGATAGACGCTCGATAACGACCTGTGATGACATGTTTCTCAGTGGTTGTGAGCAACTTTGCTACCGTCTCCCATCTAAACATTGCTGCCTCAAGACCTTTCTTTGTTCCCTTATCTAAATTAGTGAGATTCTTCTTCAAATTATAATTAACGTCCAATTTTACTGAGAGTAGACTCATGCTTTTCCGAGTTTAACTTCTAAATGATGTACTCCTTCAAGATCATTTGCTTTCCGGACATCAATCACTCTCAACTCTTTATCCGTTATGGAATTGCCGAGAGCATTCGTGATCTGAGTCACGGTATCATCAAGTTGAATATTTGCTGCGTCGTCCTTAGACATAAAAACAACAGCCTCAACTTTGATCTTGTTATCTCCTCGAGTGACATAGACTTCTTCTTTCGGAAAATCATAAAAGCACTTCTTCTCATAAGCTGTTTCGGTTTGCTCGGGCTGTCCATAATCATCAACAGTAGTCCCGTCTACAATCCTTTTGTATTTAATCGTATGTTTTAAATCGCTTTCAATCATTTTGAAACAATTAGTTTTTTAATTTTTTTTCTCATTCTTTTTAAAGAAATTCAATGCGTCCAACGCATGATCGTGATGAGGAAATTGATAACTCGCAACTGAAATAACACCGGATTTGTGCGTCTTAACGACGTGTGCTCGCATTGCCTTCATCTCTAATTTTATAATGTCGTCTTTGCCTACTTTTAGCACAACATTCTGAAATCCAGTCATATTGAGTTTGTTACAAAGCTATTATAAAACTCTCTAGCAATAAACTCAAGATTCTTTGTCTTTCTTAACATTGTAGACCATAGACTTAAAGTCCTTCCATGCGTTTGTGTATGCAAGAAAGCCTCCCTTGTTATTGTAGAAGTCTTGAACATCTGCTTGACGTTTGTTTCGGTCTTTATCGACAAAACCAAAAATAACCTTCCCGTTTTGCTCGGTCAGATCGCCTACTAGATAGCCTTCCATTTTCAGATAGGCTGCAAGATTGATGTCCTTTGTTTGAAACAAGGCTTGTGGTGCAGGTTTAACCTCCTCAGGTGTTTGTTCGCTCATATTGTATAGATTATTGATAGATTTTATAGAAGCCCGTAATGTAAGCCTTTTCTGTACTTTCCTAGCACTGTGTAGAGTCCATTAGTCTGCATAGACTGTGAAATGTCAGACTTTTCATCAGGCGTAGAAAAGCTCACGGCATAATTACCAACTTTTTTGCTTTTGAGTTCTCCGGACGTTTTATTCTGGATTTTTTCAAACTCTTGTCCTGCGACCTGCCTATTAAGCATGTTTAATCCTTTCGGGATGTTTCCTTCTTCAAAGAATCCAACTTGAGAGGACGTTTTAAGAGCCTTGAGTTTGTTTGTGAGCGTAGATTGATTGTAGATACTAAGATCGTAGCCATAGAGCGGTAGATCGAATTCTATGTACTCTCCGTACGCATAAACTTCTCTATCTTCATTCTGGACATACGCTCCATTAGAATCTTTCAAGTAATATCCTGAAACAGAGACTACGGGAGTTTCTCGGGGATGATATTTTCTTTGATCTTCAACAATATCAAAAAGCTCCTCTACCTGTCGGTAATAGAGCCTTCCTTCCCTTTGACAATCTTCATCGATTGCGTCGCTTATAGCTTCAATTAGTGCTTCGATTAGGTCGTCATAAGTAGATGAGGAAATACCCATATCTGATTTGACTTCTTCTGTCGTGCAATAATTTGTAGCCATAAATAGAATTTAGAGATGAGATAAAGAAGCAGGGACGGGGACACCGCCCCCAGCTTCATGGTTTTTAGTGAGTGGCTTCTACTACCCCAGAGAGGTAAGCGTAAGCGTCTCCTTTCTCAACCGCAAAACCAATTCTTAGGTGGAATGCAAACTGGTGCGCTCCTTTGTAGATATCCTTATCTTTCTCAAGACGGATTTTCTTCCAAATTCCTTCGATTAGGTTTTTCTTAACAGTGAGGACCACTGAACCTGCTGTTAAAGTAGGTACAGGTAGAATATCAACTCCGAAGATTTTGAGATTCTCGTTCAAAACTAAAGCGTTATCACCTACATTGGTATCTCTACCAGTGAGGGACACACGATAATCTTGCTCATTGTCTGGGTTCACAAAGAATGCTAACTGTCCTCTGTTCCTTCGGTACTTAGTAGGCAGTCCTTTCAAAAGTGCACTGAATACATATTTCGTTAGCGTTTTATCTGTGAATCCTGAAATGTCAACAAGGTGAGCTCCATCGGCAACTGCCAATTTATGCCAACCATTTACTAACACCAAGAAGGGGTCTCCACTAGCCGTGTCTCCAAGAATAGCGAGTTCTTCAATGTCGTTAGCTGCTGCCATTGCGATTTCTTTCATAAGAGTTTCCTCGAATCCTTCTTCTTCCACATTATCATCCATCTGCTCGTAACTGATTTCCCATGGAATAATAAATGCTTTTGTAGAAAGTTCGATTTGGCTTCCAGACGCTTGGACATATTGTCCGGAAGTTGGGGCGATCATCTCTCCCTTACCCTGCAACACACGGTCTCCAATATGAAGCCTAGATAGCTCCTCGATAGGAGCAGTCATAGTTTTCACACGAGCTACCTTTGTCATAACCGATTCGTCTACCACAAATGTGATAAATTTCTTGGCTTGGGCTGGGTTGAGAATACCACCACCAGAAAAGTCGCTTGTTGCGATTTTCTTCAATGTGACTTGATTTTCTTTGCTCATAAAGTAAAGGGTGGTTTAAGTTTTAAATTTCAATCCGTTGCGTTCAATAGGATATGGCTTAGTCTAGCTAAACAATCCTTTGAACATTTTATTGCTGTTTTTGTCGTCCGCTTCATCGCCGTTCATCCCCTTTTGAGTAGATGTCGCAGCAGCAGACTTATTGATTTTTTTCACATCTGTTTTAAGATCGGACAAATCTTTAACAAATGGTGCAAGGGTTTTCTTGAGGACTTTTTCGAGGTCGCTTTCTTTTTCTTCTTTTTCTTCTTCTTCTTCTTCCTCCTCCTCATCGGATTCCTCCTCAGAGTCAGATTCCTCTTTTTCTTCTTCTTCGTCTTCGTCTTCATCTTCTTTCTCATCTTCGTCTTTTTCATCAGCGTCCTCCTCATCTTCTTTGGACTCGTCATCATCAGATTCACCTTCATCAGCGTCATCATCTTCCTCAGACTTAGACTTTGTGTCTTCGTCCTCAGTAGAGTCGCCTTCATCAGTGTCTTTTGATTCAGATTCTTCCTCATCAGATTTTTCCTCCTCATCGCCCTCGTCTTTTTTGAAGTTCATAGATTTTTCGACAGCAATGTCTACTATATCTCTGAGCTCCTGACGATTGACATTCACACTACCTGCCTTGTCCAGCACTCCATCACTTAGGTCTACACCTTGTGTCTTTAGGAATTTTAGGACGGCGGTTAATGCTTTTGCCACTTGTTTTTTCTTGCTCATAGTAAATTTGTGGGCTAAAGAATTAAGTGTTTTATAAGGGTTTTGTTGAGTTTGAAGGCTCTCTGCTAGATTATTTAATTTGTTTTTAGTTGTCAACACTTTCTTTGATTTTTTCATTTTACTTGTGTCTTTAAAAACAAAGGCTCTATCCGGTGTAAATGTTTTGTCTCGACTTTTGAAACTGTCGATCAAAGCCTCCGGACATGCTGGTCTATCCACTAGAGAAATTTCAGTTAGCTCAAGCTCAAGGATTTCGAAACCTCCTGTAAATACAGTCACAGTTTCTTCGTCCTCTTTGCATGTAAGCTCTCCATCTGCATATTGTTTGAGTGTCAGTTCATCCATCTCACCGGCTGCATTAACAACGCTCACTGGCACTTCGATCTCTAGCCAAATTGCGTCTATAATATTTCCACCGATTGAGAATCCTTTATAAACTGTCTCCACTACTTTTTCCCACGCAGAATCATCAACGACCTTTACGGTGATTGAAAGATTCTTCTTTTCCATGTTTAGATCATGTTCTTTGATCGTACCTACTGCACTTGGACCGTGCATTTCACGGATATTGCTGAATTCAAGATATTCCGGCAAAGCCTTCTCTATGGCTGTGATACGCACAATATCACCATAAGAATCTATGGCTTCGCTTGTCGCAATTCCTGAAACTAACTTTTTATCTTCGTCCACTTTTGAGAAAGGGACGTACATTGCTATCTTCTCTATTTTTGCTGGCTTCTCATTAACTTTGACCATGTTTGCAGTAGAAACCTTTTTAGTCTTCTTGGTTTTTTTAGTCTTTTTTACGCTTACAACTTTTTTTGCTTTAACCTTGATCTTCTTAGTTTTTTTATCCTCTAGTTCTTGCTTTGCTACTTTCTTTGCTTCGAACTCCTCAAGAGGTGTAAGAAATTTCTCTTTAGGAATAGGCTTTTTCTTTTTCAACTTCTCAATATGCTCCTGAACCTTCTTTGGGTCAGTAACATCAAGAGTGCCTTTTCTGTTCAAAATAGCTTTTCGAACTTTCATATTCTTGCTGCGTTTTGCTTTAAGTTTTTGCATAACGCTATCTGCAACTAGAGTCATAATAAAATAGGTTAATCCATGATCGTTTTATATATTAAGACTATCTGAGTTTTTTCGCAACTAAAAACTATTGGAATTCACAACTCCAATACTGATTGCCTGTACATCAGATTCGTCAAAGACCGGCACAACTGCACATCTACAGTTTGGATGAATAGGAGGATAAACGGCATTGTCATCAACTTTGTAAGGATTCTCAGACGCAAGCTCCATACAAACAGGGCATGCGTCCATTGCTGGAAGTAAAGC